GATCTGGGCATAAAGAACAGTAGCAATCTTACCCGTAATAATACCCGCATTAACGCCATTCGTTATAAACATGCCATTGATGCGGAAGAACGAATTGGTTGTCGTTGCTGTGCCTGAACCGTTTAAAGTGACGGCTTCAGAAAGCAAATTGTAGTTTGCATCCAAACCGTTGACCTGAACAATCAAACCAGCATCAGTTGCGCCAGACGCGCTGAGAAGAACAACAACACCAGCAGTTCCCGGATAGGCATATGCGCCGCCAGATTGCGTTAAGCCTTCCCACAATGGGCCAAGAGCAGTACCCGCAACCTGTGTGCTGTAACCAAAGATTTCTACGGGCTGGTGATTCGTAATGTGACCACGAGCAACCTGTAATTCAAACGGCTCGTGCTTTCCGTTTTTGGTAATTGAATCCCAGATAACGCCGGATTGAGAAAACGTACCCATAATTATTTGCCCTTCTTACGCGCCGCAGCAGCGTTGTCGACGAGATTTGGCCAAGGTCTACCCGCAGCCCTTGCCCTAGCTTTAGCACTTTGCTCTTGCTTATGCGACAAGTGTTTTGTGTGGTGATCTTTGGGCAGTTTAGTTTCCCAAAATGGTTTATCAGTCATTTCCGTACCAATAAAATGATGGCTACAATATTAAGCGAAATAATCACCATCTCGCCAATGGTAAACATTAAACCCATGTCAGCATCCCCACTTGCGGAGTGATTTATTAATGCGGCTATCTGGATCAGCAGCTTTAGCTGAGCCAGTCATTTTACGGCGCATTCCGGTCATTCTGCTACAAAAATTGTCATGACGAGGATTCTCTTTATCCTTCGTCGGTGCCTTGAGGTTGTGGCCTTCTGCTCGTGCAGAAGCGCGTCCCTTGGCGTTTAACCCGCCAGACGGCGATTTACCTTCAGAACGTGTCCATGCTGCGGTCATACTGCACCCATGAGAAAAGTGAGGGGGCTTTTTACACCCCCTCGCTTATATTAATCGTGTTCAGGCTCGTAAGACTTGTGAGCCTTTGGCTCAGTTCCCTTAGCAGCCGTGGAAAGTGGGTGCATGTTTGCACCAATCTCGCCACCATGCTTGCGGGCCTTACGATCTGCACGATGCTTAGCATGTTCACCATGCATTGCATGCTCTGGGTGAACGTGACCACCACGCTTGCGCTTTGCGCGATGCTCAGCCTTAGGATGCTCGTGATGATGCTCCTTGTGCTTTGCATTGTGATGGGCAACATGGCCACCATGCTTGCGCTTGGTGCGACCGCCATGCTTGCGTTCTTGTGCTTCGTGTTCAGTTGGCGAATTTGCGCCAGCGTACACGTCTTTCACAGCAGCATCAGCGTACATTTCGCCGTGCGTACCGTCTTCTGACTTATGGACCTTCTTCATGGCCTATTCCCTTAGAAGTTGTAGTACTGGGTAAGACCAAACAAGCCAGTTGCAGACTGGACATTGTAGGCCTGAGGTATCTGGCGGAACACATACTTGTTCGTGCCAGTAGACGGCGTGAGATTGACGCCCGACGCATTCGCAAGGTCAATCGTGCCACGGACATCGCCCGTTGTGGCGGACGGTGTAGTACGGTCAGCAGGTAAGAACCCGTTTGCAGCAAAGCCCGTGTTAACCGCTGGTGCAGTCTGAGAGTTACCAGAGTTAACAACAACTTCTGCTGAGGTATCTGAACGGATTGGCAAGCCAACAATTGCAGTCGTACCAACAGAGTAAGCGTGGGTCGTATCAGCCGTGCCGCCGGAAAGCACCACAGACTTGATATACTTAAACGCCTTCTTGCCGTTTACTGCGTTACCCGCTGAAATCGTGATGGCTTCAGACATTGGATATCCGTAGACATCGTAGCCGTTAACCGTCGCGGTTGCATAAGTGGCGCTGGCTGCTGCAGTAACGCTTACTGCACGGCCAACCATTGCCATTGGGTTCCAAAGCCAAATTGATGGCGTCTGGATGTTTGTTGGGATTGCGCAAGATTGCACGTTTGGATAGGCCAAAGTAACCGTACCAGACGTGAATGTTACGTTTTGACTTAGCTGATAAGTACCAGTCTGTCCGTTACCAACCGTTGATGAAGTTCCTGTCGTCGTAATCTGAGAGCCGATATAGACGCCAGAAGTTGCACCAAGGGTTCCGCCTGTCACCGTCGTAGAAGAGGACAGAAGAACCATTCCCGGACCAATTGGCATGCCACTGTTTGCCGTAACAGTCAGGATACCGTTCGTTGCTGAAGCGGTAACTGAAGCATAGGCATCAAGTGCCAAAACCGTGTCCGTGGCGCCCGTATCTGACCGGGTAAAGTTGGACGAATAGTAGACGCCAGTAGTAGCGGAGTTAGTCGTAACAAGCGAAAGAGTCGCGCTTGTGGGGTTTGCAGAGGCAACAATTGCTGCCGCTGCGTTTGTGTATGGGACACCCGTGAACGAAACAATGTCACTAAAGCCATACCAGCCAAAGTCTTGAGCGGACTGCGATTCACCCGGAAGGTAGGTGAATGGAAGACGCGGATCAAGGATGCCGCCCCCCGCATAAAATAGCGAGGAGCCTAGGTCAGGGTTATAGTCCGATGGTTGCGATGGGTTTTGCCCAAATACAATCAGTGGACCGGAGAATGCTGTATCAGCCATAGTGCCTTCTCCTTACGAGGTTGGGAACGAGCCGTAGATCGCGCGCCAGTTGTAGTAACCAAACGAGTAACGCTCGTAGCCCTTAACAAGCAAGTTGTCAGTCACGAAATCAACTTGCATGTCTGTTTCAAACTTAATGCGTTCCATATACGCCAAGCCATCGATGTTGGTGAGGAGGAACCAAGCGTAAGCTGAGGTCAAGAAGTCGTTGACCATATAGCCTTCGCTGAGACCACCTGCCGTCATCATGATCGCATTGACGTCGTTGTCCGCAGTACCCGGACGCAATTCAGTCTTCGTGAGACGGATTGCAACTGGTTCTAACTGTGGAGGAACGATTAGTTTGCGGCCACGGGCAAAGATTTTCAAGCCAGCCTGATCTTTGAAGTTCGTGCGGACTGCAATCATTGCATTCAGCAAAGTGGCTTCGTTCAAGTCAACCTGAGTCGTTGGCGTGTTAGCAACCGTACCACCGTCAATAGGATGCGCCGTGGAGCAGAGTGCTACACCGTCACCGCCAACTGCTGCGTTGTACGTCGTTGCCGTGTTAAGGATGTTCGCGCCATAAATTTCCTTAGTCTGCTGGAAAGATTCCACGAGGCCAAGGTTGGATGGCATGAACTGGGTCTTGTAGAGGTTATCGTCAATCGCCTTGCGGGTGATTGCGTAACCCAGAGCAATTTCAGTGTGCTCTTGGTTCCAGACGAAGCGTTCGCCAGCATTAGAATCAAAAGCGGTCTGGCCGCCTTCAGTCTTAAGCTGTGCGAGGCCAAGGTAACGCATTTCTGCCGTGCGTTCCAAAGCCATTTTTGATTCGTGCTTCGTGAAGATTTTGTCGTACTGAGATGAAATCATCTCGTACTTGCCTTCTACCCCGCGTAGACCGGGGAGGAGAAGGTCTCTGATCTGACTTAGATTAACAGCCATAACACCTTACTCCTTAGCTGATGCCAGTTGGGCCAGCGCCGTTGCTGCGGAAGATTTCGTTGTTGAAGCCAACGATTACGTTGCAGTACTGCGAGGTTGGGTCGCCACCGTTTTGGAAACCAACTTGGTAATCCACAATGGTGAATGGGAAAGTGACAGTCGTTCCAACGGACGAAAGATACGCACCGGAACGGCCAGTTGACGTGTTGCCCGTTCCAATGGAGAACTGGGCGTATTGGCCCTGAACGCCAGAAGTCTGCGTGGAAAGGGTACCCGTGATTGGGAACGAGGTTGTGCTTGTCTGAACGATGAAACGAGCATTAGGGTCATCAATGACGTAAGCTTCAACGTCACCCGTTGCACCGGAGCCGGGCCAATAGTTAGACCAGACCGTGCGGCCAAGAGATGTGTTGAGGTACTTGCAGCCAACAAAAATACCCGCGAGGGTCGTCGTGCCGGGGGAAGCCTGAACGATGTAACCGTTGGCGCTGCTTACCGCTGGCATTACTGGATCGCCAGTGTAGATAGCACCTGAACTCGACGCAATACGGCGTACGGATTGAGCGAACGTAGGCGCACCACCCGCACCACCCTGATACTGCGTAAAGCCAAAATACGCTTGCGTATTAGCCATAGCAATTTTTCCTGAGTGATGAGGTTACTATGCGCCAAGCACTGCTAACCCCGACAAGATAACCCGCCTCCCACAGGGCAGGTTAGAGGCCGTCCTTATTCATTAGGAACAGGCATAGCCTCGTATGATTTTTTCACCTGAGGACGGACGCGAGCATCCTCGCGGGTCATTGTGCCATCAGGTGTGGTGCTAAGCTGTTGTTCCTTAGAACGGACTTGGTTCCTAGCACGACGCAATTCTATAGCTTTTGCTTCATCTGTCAACTCTTTAGGACGCTCCATCAAAATCATGCCGTCACGCTCAATTGTTGCGTAGTTGCCAGTTGGCATCATAGCCTTGTGGCGGGCATCCCGATTTGCAGGAACTGGCGTCCAACCAGCGTCTGCCAAGCGAATTTGGTATGACGGGTCTTCCTGATTATAAATGGTTTTACGCTTCCATTCATATGACCAGCCCTCTGGGACAATGTATGGATCAATGAAATACTGATCCGTGTTGTCCATGTCCAAGCCCTGACGGTGGGCGCGAATTTCAGCAGTGCGTTTTGCTGCGCGTTCTGCGGGGCTTTCAGCGCGAACTTCACCACGAACATCTGGGCGGATGTCAGAAGTTGATTTTTTAGGGGTTAACTTAGTAAGTTTGGTTTCATTCTCAGCCATTTGGCTCTCCTATTAGTTAAGCTTACCTTCGCGCTTCAACGCGACCATGTTCTTGGCGTAGTCTTCAGGGGACATGCCCATCATTGACGCCATCTCACGCATTTCAGAACTTAGACGCACCACTTGAGACTTGCTTGGCGTACCGGACGCAGTTCGTGTGGTGGGCGCAGCGGCTGGAGCAGTTCGTTTCTGAACCGGAGCAGCGGCGGCAGACAATGCAATGTCTTCACCGTCATCAGCCTGTACTGGCGGAGCCTTTTTAAAGCCCAACTGCTGCTCAATTGCGTCAAAATATGCATCAGAATCAACAATATAGCCGTCAGCCATAGCAATATTGTGGGCGCCAACCATTTTTTGGTACATGCGCTGGTCCGTGATGCACTGAGGATGCGCCCTGATCCATGCGGCGGATCGTGGCGACAGCGTTGAAGCTACACGCTCAACCGGATCGTTGGTCTGTGGCGCCGCTGGCTGTGGGTTAGCTAAACGCTCCTCAAGGGAAGCCTTGCCATTCTGTAGCTGCAACAACTTTGCAGCATTTAATGACATTGTTTCCTGAATCTGAGCAGCCGCGTCGTAGTCACCTGAAGTCATGGCCTCTTTGAAGTTAGACTTTAGGTAATCAGATTCGCGCTTAAGCTTATCAATTGCCCCAGTGATAAGCTGAAGGTTGCTGTCTTGTACTTCAGCGGCAGCCTTTGTAGCCGTCTGCTGCGCTTGTTGGGCGCGGCTCTCTGCCTCAAACCGGAGTTTCTTTTCCTCCTCAAGGCGAGCCTTCAGTTCCGCAATGCCATCTTCCGGCGTCTGCGAATCATTTGCCGCTACTTTTGTTTCCGTTTTGTTCTCTTCAACAGCCGCCTCTGGGGCGTCGTCAAGAACGGTAATTTCTTCATCTACTTGTTCCATTTGGAATTTCCTTACCAAACTGCATCAGGTGCCGGGATGCGGCCACGGATGTCGATGTCACGCAAAACGCGGCATTGAACGCCATGCACATTCATGGACCAGCCATCAGATGGGCGGTAAAACACCCAGTCATTGACATTAACTTCAACGCCCTTGAACCAATCTTGGTCGTCGTCAATAAATGCCAACGGACCTTTCTTGACCACAAGGCCAACTTTGCCCTGATACTTGTCTTCCTCAACGTACTTATCCGTTAAGTGAATACCGCTTTTTGTCTTGTTAGGGCGCACATATGTTGCAATCAGAACATGAGTGTTAAATACTTCAATGTCTTTAATGTCGCCCAATTCTTTAAGAATAGATTCCTTTGGGTCTACGTCGTGATGCATCCGCGTATACGGCATACTTATCCTCTTTCACCTGTTTGAATAATGCGGTCAGCTTCAGACATGAGTTCTTTGGCCCTCTGCAAGCCGCGAATCATGCCCACTCTAAATTTGTAATCTTTGATGTCGTCCACGTTTCCGTTGGCGAGAATAGCAAGCTCGTCAGCAATCGCCTCGTCTATGAGGCGGCCAATTTCATACTCTAAGAGGCTGCTATATGTTTGTACCATGCGGAATGTATACACACCGCACGGTATCTATTCCTATCCCGCTAGGAACTTTTAGACGGGTTAATCTAAGCCGTAGGCCTTGATCTTCTCAATCCGTCCCAAGCCACCGCCCGCAGCATTGTCAATAATGTGCTTTGGTGCTGGGTTGCTTTCTACCTTACCGCCAGACTTGCGGCCAATTGGAGGCATGCCCGGACGAGCCGCACCCATTGGAGGCAAGGAAGGAGGCGCACCCATAGGCATACCCTGTGGAGGCATTACTGGCGGACGTGGTGGTGGAGGAGGAACCATTGGCCCACCCATTGGAGGCATCACAGGAGGCTGCGACATGCCGCTATGTGGGTGGATCATGATGTTGACGTTAGTCTTACCCTTGGCTGAACCGCCATGCTTGCGAGCAACGCGACCGCCGTCAACACCCGGAACTTCGTGTGGGTAACCCTGACGGACATATAAGCCACGGCCAGCTTCACCGCCATCAGCGTGATGCATGCGCTTCAACGTTTTAGCTAAATTAGCCTTTTTAGCTAATTTTGGATTGTCACTGTGTGCAGCCTTCTCAAGCTTCTTGGCAGGAATCTTTTCTCCAGCGGGAACATGAAGTGCCTTGTGGAGCGAACCCGGATGTTTAATTGCGCCCTGAATCCACTTGGTTGAGCCGCCTTCAGCCTTCTTGGACTTAGCTTCGCCGCCCCAGCAATGTTCATCACGCTTCATAGCAGATGACTTAATCATCTTCTTAATGAGTGCCTTGTCTTGCGCCTCATCAGGATGTGTCGCGCCGCCTTTTTTGTAACCCGTGTTAGGGTTAGTGGTTGGCTTAGGACCAGTGTACTTAACTGGCTTATCAGCAGGGCGAGGCGTAGGCATAGGAACACGCTCAGGCAATCCACGGCCCTTCATTCCCTGCTCAATCTGGTCCTGACGGATGATATCACCTACTGCATCACCATCTGCGTGATGTTCGCGGTGAACTTTGCCGCCTTTCTTCATCATTGGCTTGCCTGCCATGCCGGGCGCAACGCCAACTGGTGGGCGAGCAATCATTGGGCGCATTGGGCGCATGCCGCGCATTGGGCGACCAGCTAATGGGGTGCCTGCAATAGGAGCATCACCAATCGCGCCAGCCATTGCCTTGTGAGCGCGGCCACCACGCTTCATGCCGCCAACTTTCTTGACGCCAGCGCGCTCTTCATTAGCCATCTTGTCATCACGGTTAAGGAAGCCGTCCACAGACATTGCGCGGCCACCCTCTTTGCGGGCCTTGCGGTCTGCGCGCTTCTTAGCATGAACACCGTGTACCTTGCCGCCGGATTTATACTGGCGTGGGCTAACAGGGCGCATGCCATTCTGTTTGTCCGCCTCAAGCATTTCAGGAGGCGACCACGACGAGGAGTCAACTTTAGTATGAGGCTCGCCGCTCTGGATGCCTTTTAACTTCTTGGCTGCACCCTCACGGGCCTGTTTAAGATACTCATGCATAAGTCTGCTCCTTCGCTGCGCGTCCGCAGATGTAATAAGGGAATATTAGCCTATTTACCAAGTTTGCACAATAGATGTTCATGATCTGTTCTGCATGGCAAGCAAGCGTATTGCGTTGGCTAAGGCATTGTTTTCGCCAACTCTTCCGCCAGTGGCGCGGTAGCCCGGCACTAATGCCCAATTAATAGGATCACGATAGGAAATTGGTGCCACATTGCCAATTCCGGCACCATATGCACCGTAATCAAGGTATGGAGTGCGCTTAGCATATGTGAATGGCACTGGTGTACCCGGCACGACAGGGGCCGCCGCAGGAGTTGCCGCCGCAGGAGCCGCTACTGGTCCTGCCAATACTTGTTGTGGGCCGCCACCATGCCCGCCAAATGGGCTTGTCATGTTGTTTGATGGTGAGACGCCTTGAATATTACCCATCCCATTACCAATGGCGGTTGGGTCATATGATGGTTTAGGTGCAAATAAATTTCCAATGCCCGTTGAAATTGCCTTTAACGGGTCGCCAAACAATGCTTGGCTTAAGTCTTTAGTATAATAATCAACTTTTTGCTGGCCGTCTTGATTAATAATTCGTTCTTTTACTGCGTTAATATCACCGCCAGCAAATTGATCTGCATATTGCTGTTTATCCATGCCTGCATATTGGCCAGCAGCAGCCAACTTATCAATTTGGTCTTGTGTTGACCCAAATATCTTATCCAAAATATTTTGAGATGAAACAGATGTTGTTGGCGTACTAGAGGCAGGCAAATCTGCTGGCGAGGATGACCCAAACCCTGATACTTTTTGTGCCACGGGAGCAGGATAACTTGTTTCAGGTTTCCCCATATCTTGCGTTATTGCATCTCTTGCAGCACGCAATGCAGCATCCTTAGATGGTTCAAAAGTTGCCGCTTTCATTAAGGCATCAGATACAATGGAATTTTGATTTGATGTTATTTGGTTCCCTAATGGTTCGTAATGTTGCGGCTCAGCGGCAGCAAGCGACGCAAGGGGTGTTCCCGCCGCTCCTGCATTAAAACCTAACTGGCCAAATTTACTAAAATCAGTTGGTTGCGTGGAAGGCATTTTCTGACCCAACTGACTTATATCTGCTTTAAGATCATTTGGATTTATGCCAAAGGGCAGCTTAGAAACTTCTTCTGCTGCAACTGTGCCGGGCGCCGCGCCTAATGGAACAAATGAACCCGCCGGAACTATGCCGTTATTGGCGCCAAATGTAGTTGCGCCTAATGATGGAGCAGTTGCCATCTCCATGCCTTGCAAACGGTTTTCTACCGCATTTGCTTGTGCTTGTGCCGCATTAAATGCTTCTTGCTTTTGCTGACCTAAAACTTGCTTTGCCATCGCGGTATCAGCCGGGTCAACACCAGCAGATAATGGAATTGCAGTTGACGTAGGTGAAGCTTCTTGAATGCTTCTTGTGGTAGCAGGAGCATCTGTAGAGAATGAACTAGCAGTTGGGTTATTAGCCCACTCACGCATTGTTTGTTGCGCATTTTCAGCCGCCGCAGTGGCCGCATTGACGGCACCCTGTTCAGGCCCAACATCACGAAATGCATAAGCGCCCGTATCGCCGCTCAACCCGCCGGGATTATCTCCTCCACGGACATCTCCGCCATCATCAAAGTGCGCCCTGCCGCCAGTGGCAAGACGCAAGGCATGCACAATGTCTTCATCACCGTCAACTTCGCCACCTTCTTTAAAGCCTTCTTTAATTTTTTGCTCAATTAATTTACCAAGATAATCTTGGTATTGAGGGTCAACTATTTGGTAGGCATCATCGCGCATTCCAAATGCTCTTTTTTTTGCATTAACCAATCTATTAGCTGGGAGATTTTTTTCTGCGGCTTGTTTATCGTAAGCATTTGAGAAGCTTTGAAAAATTTCATCCCGCATTAATGGCGCCGCCAGCCCCCCCTCATAACTTCCCAGCATTTCAGATGGATATGAACGATGCACAACCGATGGATCATGATTTACAAAATTTTCAGGCAAAAATTTACCAACTGAATATCCTGTTGTTTCAGATGGTAAATGTGCAATATTTGGATCAATAGTAGAAAACCGTGCGGCTCCTACTGATGGAAAACCAAGATCACGAAAGGTAGCGGCGTCCATTCCTTTTGCAAATTTTTTCCTTACCTCCCCCATAGAGGGCGCCTCAAGATACTCTTTTAATTTTGGAGAATTAATACCGGGCCAATCTTCAGTTGCAGGATAATTGTCGCCCCAAGGCTGTCTCATAAATTCATCAAATTTTTTTGCAGCACTTTTTGTAATTTTTGCTTGGGGGAGCATGCCAAGGATGGCATCAGCGGAATGAGTTGAAAAATCCCCTGAATCTCCACGCATGCTTACCGTCATACCGTATACAGATGGGTCTGTATTGTTTAATTCCCGCGAAAGATTTACTGCTTTATTAATCCCACCTTCTATATCGCTGACAACGCCTTTTCCAGATGCCCAAACTTTTCCGGGGTTCGCCCTCATATAATTAGGGCCACCCTCTTCCATTGGGATGCTAACATTGTTGCCTAGAATAGAAGTTTTTATCCTACCTGCATCCGTCATATCACCAACTAAAGGATATATAATATCCCCTTTTTTAAGTTGATTTACGTCAAAAGTTTTTTGAGGAAGCAGTTCTTGCCCGGGCCTAAACGTATATTCCCAATCTTCGTAGGGTACGCCGGGTTTAGCTAAACCAGAAAACCGTTCGCCAAGTTCACGTGGTGTCATTCCGCGTGCTTTTGCTAAATCTTCAAGCCTGACTTTTTGATAGGCCGCTTGGTTAGATGGCGCGTTAGGAATTACATTGGATGGCAATTCTTGTTTAGCTAAATTAATTGCATTTATTACATCATCAGGAATGTTAGACCCTGTTCCGCCACCACGCGGAAATACAGTTTCAGTCCCCAATGTGTAACCGGGCAGTAAGCGACCTAGCGGGTCAGTTAATTCAGCTTCACTCATGTCCTACCTACTGTATAACGCCGCCGGGTTGTGGTGCCATTTCAGGTTCGTTGCCCTCAAGACGCTGCAACATGCCCGGATCAATGAGTTGACGAGCAATGTTAAGGCCTTGTGGGTTACGGGCCATTTCTTCCGCAAACTTAACCGCCGCAAGACGTTCACGGCTTTCACGGTCGCGCTTGCGATTGATGGCATCCAATTCAGAGTCAACACCCTTTTGCCGGATTTCAGCCATGTGGATTTGATCCTCTGGCGACATCTGTTGATTTGCACCCGTCTTAGCTTGCAATTCAGCCGTCTTGGCTTGCGCTTCCATCATCTTAGACTGCGCCGTAATCATTGCCGCCTGTCCCGCCATCTGCGCAGCCTGAGCCTGCGGGTCTGGTGGTGCTGGCTGGTTCTGAACGTCACGCAACAACGTGCTAGGGTTAGCCCAGCCAAGTGTTAACAAGGCTTCACGGTTAACCGCGTCAAGGTTGTACAAGTCAGGCGCCTGCTGAGCCAACTGCACAAGAGCCGTCACCTTCATGACGCGCTGGATGTGGCTGGCCGTGTTAGGATCAGCTTGCGGAACCAAGTCATAGTTATCCAAGGCGGACAAAAATGTCCGCTCGTCCCACTGGCCCGCTGGGCGCTTGTTGCGCTGCCAAAACGAATCAGGGTGATCACGGAAACATTGCGCAAGCAACTGGAACTCTTCAGCTTGAGCCGCATGCAACCGCTTGTGGACACTATTAAGAAGTTTTTGGGCTTGCTCAATGATGGCCAATGTCGTCCCAACAGGGGCGTCTTGCTTACCCTCGCCCACTTGCATCTCAGCGGTGCCACCAAGGCGCTGGCCGTATTGGCTAATGGTCTCCGCAAATGCACCCAATGCGCCGGATGGCTCCTTGTAAGGCAATGGCATAACGGCTTGCTGGATGGGCATGCCAGCCGTGTCAATTTGCGCACCGCCGCCCGGAGGAACGCGGAATATGTTACTATTCTGACGTCCAGAAGTTTTGGCATACAAAAAGCCGGGGAAGTTGGCATACATACCAGCGTCAAGCAATTCACGCCAAACGGCAGTCAAGCCATTGGTCGTATTGCCTAAAATGTGAAGTAGACCCATGCCATAAAACTTGAGACCCGGCACAAAGTCATATTTAACAAAGTGCGTATCTGCCTCTGGTAGGTCTTGATCTTGCTCATCATAATTGCGGACAATATTAAGAACTTGCTTAGATGAAACGTCTATGGTTACGCGGTAGGGAACTTCCAAGCCAGACGCTTCACCGTCAATTTCATGCTCAAAGCCCGGAATGTTTAATTCGCAGTAGCACTCATATATCTCGCGGTCCCTATCTTCCGCGACGTTGATATCGTCTTGGGTTCCTTGGATCGCGTTTTTCTCTCTTTGTACAGCGTCAAGTTCCTTTTGCTTGGCTTGTCCAAGGTCAACGTCCCGGTATGCGCCAATAATCTGCATTCTTTTGACAACCGTAGGACGCATAGAGATTCTGTGGGTAATACGGCGAGCATTTGAAAGGTCCGTGGCTTCATTGTTGACAATAAGGTCATCAGCATCAACCGTTTCAGAAACGGGACGGTTACGCAGGGGGCAGAAGTAAACTTTCTTAAAGGCTGACCCGCCAAAGCCCAACATGAAAAGCATCTTGTCCGTGTCAGGATAATATTCCTTCGCAGTCACGGTCAGGTAGTGGTTAAAATCCTTCTCAAGATATTCCGCCTGCTGGTCCATTTGCGGCGAATCTTGATTGCTGTCTACTCTTATTTTGACAGGCCCGTCAGTGGGCAGTAACTCTGCCCGCGCATTCGCTTGAAAGCGCAATACGGATTCCAGCAAGAGCGGGTGGCGGATACGGGACATTCCCTCAACAGGTGCGCCATCAGCCGTACCTTGCTGATTTGGAATTTCAATCTTAAGGCCCAGAAGTCGTAGACCCTGTGCGCGGTCTTCAATCCACTCCTTGCGAGAATCAATATCTTCCTCAATGCCTTTAATAAGCTGATGAGCAATCGCGGATAAGTCACTCTCGCTAATTTCTTCAGCCAAGTTGGCATACCAGCCCTCAGTTTTCTTTTTCTTAGAAGACTCAATAGGTCGCCCGTCAAGGGAAACGCTAATAGAGCCATCCCCGTGGTCAATACGGAGAACATTGCCATCAACGTCCATTTCTGGCTGATCAGCATCTTCGTCAGCATCCATTACGACAATGGTGTCTTGCCCCTCCACAGAGGGTAAATCAGGTTGTTCTTGATCAAGGCGTATGTTTGGGACAAGTCCGGGCGTCAGTGCCATGTGCGGGTTCCTGTAAGAATATCCCGCGCACTATAGGCTAATTATGCTTTATTCGCAAATGCCTCGTCGTCATCCTTGTCATCGTAATCAAGGTCAGGCTTGGTCAGCGCGTCAAGCATGCGCATCAGTTCCAACCTCAATTCATCCTTTGTGTCGCCCCAAGGCTTCACAGGATTTGATGTCATGCCCTGAACATTGCCGTTATTGTCGTAAAAAACCTCGTGAATGGCGTATCCAACGTCTGGATCGCCAAACAAATTGCGGGTTTCGTACTTAACTACCCGGTGATTCCACGTCATCATTTTGCGTCTCCTTTAAAGACGCTTGCTTATTTACACGATATGCAAATCACCGTCAAGTGAACCTGCTAGTGCTTGTATAAAACTTACCGCAACGTGCCGCTTTACACGATATTCGTGGTATTTGTTGTCTATAATCATAACAATTTTGATATATCCGTCGCCCAAATCCTTGGTAACGACGGAGTTAATTGTCTTTAATTCATCACTCATATGCCAATCAGCCCACAATAGCCGTAGTCGTCGCTGTATATCATGTCATTTTCGTCTTCTTCATAGTAACTGGCCCACCGCCACGCCGCGCAGTATTCTGAAACGCAAGGCTTTCCAAGGATTTGCCCGTCAATAACGACTTCTTTGCCGGGTATGCCATTGCCTCTTCCAAAGGGACAAATTACCTTGGACATTTCCTCTGGCGTCATAAAGTGGGGGTTGTCTGCCATTTAATTGCTCCCCTCGAACAAAAAACCCACTGGCTCACCCGTCTCATCGTCTAATATTTCCAACTCAAACACGCGGTCTGTTGGGATGTAAGCAATAAGCAGGCTTTCAGGAAACGGGTCTTCCTCAGTTCTAGGCACGTTGTTATAAAAAGCAATTCTGCCGTCGTAGACGCTGCACGAATCAGCCTTGACCGTCTTGTGGGTGTGGCCGGAATGATCATACGGATTGAGTGTTATTGACCAAGTATGCTTAGGCATTATACTCTCCTGTGGTTAATTTTTTACATAGCATGCAATTAGACGGGATACAATGGCTGGCTTTCCCTACTTCCCCGGAACATATTATTTCCCGCAAGTTCAGCGGTCCGCTCAGCGCCACGCTGAAGCATTCCTGTCCCGCGCAGCCAATTTAGCGCCTGCGTTACCGTATCGTGTAAGTCATCATGTTTTCCCTTGGGAAATGTGGCGCATTGAGCCACGACCATCTCAGCCCAAACACGGAAAACATCGCCGCCAGCATCCGTTGGCGCCACAATCATCCCCTCAGAAAACAGATGTTGAACGGAATAGGTTCTGGCGACCTTATCCATCCCCTTAGGGTCAATTAATCTGACGCCGTAATTTTCGTAGCCAAATAACCGTCGCAGTTCTTGGCTGACGGAAATGCCGGACGCCTTGTTTTCAATCAGCAGGTAGTCAATCTTCCATTCACGGGCAGACTGTCCTATTTTGTTGACAAGTTCATGAAGTTCCATGCGCCCCTGCCACGCATGCATAAGAATTGCCTTTGGCACGTCAGCTTCGCGGTCTTCCGCAGAGATACGCTGCCAGTTTCCCGTCATGTCTGCGCCAATTACGCCAGATGCCGGGCCAGCGTCACGGTATACGCCCCATATTGTGCAGGCAGAAAAGTCGCCCTCAAACTCTTTGGCGCCAAATGCCGTATCAACAGACGCTATGACTATTTCTAGATTGTGTGGAAACTTTTCTTTAGTCCACTCGCCCCACCATTCTCGTTTAATAATACCACCGCCTGCTGGCTCTGGACGCTGCTGCAACTGACCCGCCGCCGCATAGGGGCCAAGGGTCTTCTCAAGCAATGTAACTTCTTCATCTCCAAACCGCTCAGGCCAAAGTAGCTGACCCTCCTCCGTTCTTTGGTCAGTCCAGACCACTGGCTCGCCGTCATTAAACTCTGCGGGAACAAGAACATTGTACGTCCTCCGTGCAGTTTCAAATCTCATTGGCAAGCAAAGGTGCGTCCACTCACCAATGTCCTTGGATAGAATATGCCCCGTAACGTCATTCTCTGACAAGCGTTGTTGGATAACTATTTTGACGCCCCGCTTGGGGTCGTTAAGGCGGGTGGACCACGCCATGTCCCACCACTCAATCGTGGACGCCACAATAGCTTCAGAATTAGCTTCCTGCGCATTGTTAGGATCGTCCGCAATCAGATAATTACCGCCAAGACCCGTCGTGGCTGATCCAACTGACACTGTGTTGCGTATACCGTTCTTGTCATTCTGAAAGCGCGTTTTGGTGTTTTGATCGCCAACAAGTCTAAACCTGTCGCCCCACAATGTCTGATACCATTTGCTTTCAATAAGGCGCCTGCACTTCACAGAATCTTGCACAGATAAACCCATCGCATAGGAGGAGTGCAAAAATTGCATTCCCGGACCAGAAGTTGGCGACGAAATGCTTTGAGTCCATACCCAAGCTGGGAACATAGTCCCAGTAATAGTGGATTTTGAGAATCTAGGCGGCACGTTAATGATTAAATTCCTAATATAACCATCAGCACAAGCTTGTAAATGTTCGCAAATAGCTTGCAACGCAAAGCCGCCCTCAGCAAAGGGCGCGGAGTCAATCTCACGCCACGCCCTCTGGGTGAAGTTATACAAGCTTTCCTCGTAGTTAGCAGCTTTTAGCTTCCTACGCAGGATTTTCGCTTCGCCTTCAGATAGATTATTTACATCAAATGTCATGGAAACAGTTTACGCCCCATGAAAAACTATATCAAGCGGCGGCGTCTACAACCTTTTTAGGCCTCATGTCTTTTAACCGTTTCAATGCGCTGTCAGGGTAGGCGCGGCTGATGTGCATAATTGATCCAAGTTGCTCCACCTTCCTGCGGCGGTCTATGTATTTGCCCAAATCGTGGCTAATTAAGTCTTGTTCAATGTCACGCATAACCCCAACAGTTTTGTTTATTGCTGACATGACAGACTGATAATCCGTTTCCTCCGCATGAGAGGCGCGAATAAGGTTTTCCGCCGCCTTTTCCGCCCGTGTCTGCGGAATACCCACGTCTTTGGGCTTTGGCCGCATGTTAAACTCGTCCAAATAGGCATATACAAGATCGTTAAGGGTTGTTAACGCCTCAACGCCAACCAATGCTTGTGTCATTTTACCACCTTTAATTTAACTTTTGTTTTAAAACTTGCAGGTTTGGCATCTAGTGCCTGATTTGCAATATCTTTGCTGTCTGCATTGTATTGTGAACGGGATATTTGGGACAATGCTTCATGCATGGTTTTTACTTCATCCATCATCTCATGGATAAAATCCGCCACATGGTCTAGACTAGCGTATCTGCATTGTAGACACAAATCCCAGTAATCAGGCCAGCGTTTCGTCATTGTCCCCGCCTAACAGTTCGCGCATATCCAGCCAAAGTTCCACAAACTTATCGCGCAAGTTTTCATATTGCCGTATTTCTGCAAGATACTCATCAAGTAAATCAGCGGCTTGCCACTCAAGCGTCGTTTCTTTAGGCCACGTTGAAATACCCGTTTTAGGGTCACGTTCAACATGTTCACATTCTTCAGCTTGCTGACGCAAAGCTTTTTTAATGTCGCTTGGGAAAACATACTTTGGCGGGTGCGGTTTAAAGTTACCATTTGCCACAGCTTCCTTAGCTTGTTCCAAAAGCCACGAATCATACCATTCTTGAATCTTACCCATC